CAGGCGCGTCGCCTACCACCAGTGCGGCCGTCTGTGAGGCGTTAGTCTTGATCGAGCGGAGCCATCCGTCGTAGCGCTCCGAGTAGGAGCCATTGCCAACCTTGCACTGGATGCTGATCCAGTCTGCCTGCACGTCGGTCTTGCCGCCGTACTGACCAACGCGGAGGCCGCCGATCTTTGCAGCCACCTCACGCTCAAAGGCGTTGCCCTTGCTGCGTGCGCGCTTGCCGCGCTTTGACTTCTCGGCGTTCTGGAGTTGGATGTCAAGGTCGCTCATGTGGCTCACTTCGGTACCAGCCTTCCAAGAGTTGCGGTGCCACCATCCGCGAGTGTGAACTTGGACTCTTCAATCTCTAGGTGTCCTGCCTTGATGAGTTCCTTGATCGTTGCACGAGCGATGGCGTCCTGCCGGACAAAGAACCAGCCATCTGGTGCGTTGGCATTGTCATAGCGCATGGAGAGGGACGCGAACTGCCGCTGCAGCCTGTAGTCGTAGCACCACGCATCTGCACCCTCTTGCACGCAGAACACTGCGTCATCTAGCACGTCGCAGCGAATCTCCACGCGCTCTAGGCGCATGTCTTGTGCCGCCACTGGTAGCGCTTCTGCACCTTCGGTCCGTCAAACATGATCGCCTGTACGCGCTGCGCTGGGAACACCTGACGCTTCGGATCGGTGTAGTCGATCACCTTGTGGCACTCGCTGCAGTTCTGAACCTTCCAGACTGGCGGCTTGGCTGCGCCTCCGCGCTTCGTCTTTACGCCTGCCATCGCAGTGCTCCAATCATCCAGAGTGCGGTGGTGGCGGTGAGTAGGATCTGCACGATGAGCGGTGTGCGCTTACTGCCGCCCTTGACGAGCGCCAAGAGGAAGCCCACAAACAGCAGCAGGTTGACCGACGTGAGCATCACGCCGATCCAGTAGAAGGCGCTCACTCGTCGCGCATCCCACAGAGCAGCGACATGCGATCAGTCGCTAGCTCTACGGCGCCCTCAACGGTGTCAGCCTGGAACGTCAACTCTGAGCCGTCGCCGTCTGTCAGCACGACCACCCACAGCGCCGGATCTCCGACGCGGATCAGGCCGTCGTAGTGATAGCCGAGTTGAACGGCTCGCATTTCTAGATCTGTCAGTGCGCTCATCAAGCCTCCTCGGTTGACTGCCAGTGACCGTTATCCACCATGTACCCCTTGAGGATGGCGTACGACTGGTCAGCCGTCAAGTCTGTTGTGTCAATCTGCAAGTCTGCCAAGGTCTGCATGTAGGCGGTCTCGGTGATGTCAGAGACTCCCTGAAGCGTTCCTCGGCGAGCCGTCCGAGCCTCTGCAGAGGCGTGGACCCTGACGATGACCACGCCCTTTACGTGCTCACGCATGAACGTCGCCTCGACCGGTAGCCGCAGGTCATCCACGACCACAGGCCGCGACTGGTGCATGGACTTGATCCTCTGGTAGCGATTGAGCCAAGCGTTGACCCAGAACAGCGAGTCCACGTCGCGTAGCTGCGCGCCGATCTCCTGGAGGATCTCCCTCCCTGACACCTTCACGTCCAGTCCGAGTTTGCGCTGAGGGTAGAACTTGCTCTTGTCAAACTCTTCAAGGTGCGTGCCGTACGCAGCCGCAGCAACCTCCTTGATCGAGTCAGCGATCGGTACGGTCAGGTACGGATTGGTGCGGCGCTCTGTGAGCATCTCTGCGAGTGTGCTCTTGCCGCTTCCTTGTGGTCCTACGAAGGCGATGTTCATGATCCCATCCTCCTCAAGTATTCAATCCACAACGGCCATTTGGCGCGCTGCTTCTCAATTGCTCCGATGCCAAGGTTGCAGCTCCGGCACAGAAGACCTCGGACACACTCGCCGCACGAGACGATACCGCTAGGCGTGCGCCGATCGCAGCACGAGTGATCGTGGTCAATGCTCACGGCATAGGGAGACACGAAGTCCAGCGGCTCGTGGCACGCGCCGCAGAGGTCCTCCTGTTGCCGCCTGAGTTCCAGATACCGTGCCTCAGTGAGCCTGTGGTTCCTGAGCGCCATCCTGAGCCGATCCATCTCAACTCGCTCGCCACTTCGTCTTAGCCTGTACTCCCTCTGAAGCACTGCACGACGTGACGGATTAGCGTCTGGTCTTCGTCCGTGTTTTCTCATTTCCTTCTCCCTCCAAGAAGGTCTGCGAGTGAAGTCGGTTGAGAAGTCCCAGTCCTTTTTCTAAGAGGGGTAGGGGAGATTCTGCTCTGCTCTGCTCTGCTCTGCTCTGGTACCGTTATCCCACCCCTATTTTGATCTCGCCACTTTTGCTGCCGCGAGGTCGACGTTGGGTCGACTTGCCAGCGAGAGTAGTTTGACACCGCGACGAGACCGTCGCCACTTTCCGTCAGGAGACCTATTTCCACCAACTTATCCACAGCCCTTCCAAGGCGTGGACCGATGACGGCCTTGACGTGTGCTCGGTTCTTGAAGATGCCACCGGAGCGGAGCGTCTTGACCTCCGCGATGATCGTGATGAAGGCGCGGAACTGCATGTCAGTCAGCCGTGCGATCTTCTCGTCCTTGTGGCTATTGACGTCCCACTTGACCCATAGACTCATTTCGTCCTCCTTGCTGGTGGGAGGTCGGAGCATTTAGCCACCGACCTCCCTGGTTGATTTAGAACGGCAGCTCTTCCAACGACTGCTCCAGCGCAGGATTGCCATCGTGCAGCCCCTTCGCCTTAGCCGCCAGCATTGCCTCACCCTCGTCGCGTGTCTGAGAGTTCACCCAGTCAGCGCTTGGCTTTCGCTTGCAGAACTGACCGTCGGTACGTCCGGTGCAGCTCCAGAAGGCTTCATAGGCTTTGCCTGCCTTTGAGATGCCTGCAGGCTTCAACTGCCAGCCGATCTGGTGGTCAGGACACTCACCCTGGACGAAGACCATTGCAGCCTTCGCCATGAGGATGGCGTCTGTCTCCCTCACAGAATCAACGGAGACCGCCCTAGGAGCCACGGAGAGCGGCGTTTGTACCCTAGGTGGTACTTGGACACTCCCTGCGACCTTGTCTGGGCTGTAGAGGCTCCTGCCCACCCCTAGCTGCGCGGCGCAGCGTCGGAGTGCGTCAGATGCCGCTGACTTCAGCGGCTCGTCATCCTGCGTGCTGTTGGGATAGCCGAAGTCCTGACGGATCGTGGTCTTCCCCTCGATCACGACGATCAGGGTGCCGTGCACCACCGAGCGCGTTGAGTCAGCCACCTTGACCTCAAACTGCCAGCCCTCCAGACCGAGCACGTCATCGAGTCGCTGAGCGACGGCTCGTGCGTCGGCGTATGTGAACACCAGCCCAGCCCTACCAGGGCGCTGCTTCAGTTCGTCCGGCTTGAACGGTGCGGCCAGTGCCGCTGCGATGTTCTTACTCATTCCTCTGTCCCTCCTAGTGCCTGTAGTGGCAGCAAATGCAACGCTGCCAAGTTGTGCGAGTTCGCTCGCGCTACGTGACCACTTTCAAACACGTCTCCGATCTTCACCTCCTCTGCCTTCTCTTGGTATCCAACCGAGTCCTTGACTCCGAGCACCCACGCACGCTGGAACCGCGTCGCACTAGGTGGACCGTTGCGGTCCTCGCCGTGTGCGAGCTGCAGATGCACGAAGCCGTAGAAGTCCACCGTCTGGTGGTCGCTGATGTAGTCAAACACACTGACCGGATCGCTCGGATGCGGCGTCTTGCTCCACGCCTTTGTCTTGACGTCGAGCTTCAAACCACAGACCTCGTAGTCGTTGGTCGTGAGGTCAACGAAGCGGAACGGCAGGTGCGCGTCTTTGAGCGCCTGCTCAAACACAGCCTGACCTAGCACGCCAGTCCAGTCCGTGTTGCCCTTCGCTTTGTCCTTCCTGAACCTGAGCGTGTCGCTCGACTTCGCGGTGCGGTACATCTCCTCTGCGCGGATGAGGACGGCAGGTGTGAGTTGGATCTCAATCACTCGCTGTCCTTTCCGAACACGCGGAACACACGTGCACCTGGCTTCTCTGAGGTGAACTTCTTGACGCTCGTGGCGTAGGTCTCTGGCGCGACACCTCGTAGCACGTCAGCGATGGACTCCCAGTCCACCTTCATGCTGCTCTTGTTGGTCTTCCAGGTGGCGATCCAGCCGCGACCCTTGACGCCTTCGCCGTCAGCGATCGCCTCCTTGATGGCGATTGCCATTTCCTTGAGTGCAGTGTCAGCGGCCTCGGCTTCAGCCTTCGCCTCAATGTATAGCCGCGCAATGTGATCGAGTTGCTCATCAGCGGTGGCGTAGGTGTTGCTCACCTGCGGCTTCACCTCTGAGAGCGTGTCGCTGTCGTTGCCGGTCAACGGCGGCGGCGTTTTCGTCCTGACCAGTTCCCTGAAGTCCTGCGCCTTGTGGAACAGAATCGTCTGGTAGACAGGATCTGCCTCCACGCGCTCAATGCGGAAGATCAGACCAGAGAGCAGCACGGCGACGTCGCAGTACGACGCGCCTGTGATGAACATCTGCCACTGCACCTGGTCAACATACTCAGGTGGCACTGGGAATAACTGCCAGCGGCTGCTCGTTGACGTCTTGATCTCTACGAGACCTTCGGTGTCGCCAACGATTGTCCGGTCGAGCGACGCCATAGCCCAAGGGTGATCCTTGAGCCTGACGATGCCGTTGGACTTCCGCAGCTTCTTGCCAGTCTCGGCGGTGTAGTAGTCAGCCACTGCCTGCTCTAGCAGTTGACCGCGCTGTGCGGCCGCTCCGACTTCCTGCTCACCGACCTGACCAGTCAACTCTGCCCAGAGCCGATAGGCGGTCTTGTACGGCGACGTGCCGTTGATTGCGGTGATGCCGGTGGCGGTGATGCCGCTCTTCCGCATCTCAAACCACTCTGGACTGCGCTGCGGCGCGCTGACGAACTCGAATCTCTTGCTCATGCCTTTGCCTCCTTCTTTGCTGCCTTCAAGAGCAGCCTCGCCTCGTCAAGCCTGAAGCCACCCTGCGGCTTGTAGATCTCAACGAGCGTCGTGTAATGCCGGACCTTGCACGGCTTGCACAGGCGCTCAATCAGCGGAGGCTTGACCTCTGACTCAACCTTCTGCCAACAGAGAGAGCACTTCCACTTGATCACTGTCCCCTCCTGAACATGTCCTGCGTCTTGGCGATCTGGATGAGAAGTCCCCAACAGATGCCACAGACCTTACTCGCTCGCTCTTTTGATGGGATCAACTTGCTGCAGTACACGCAGCGCACCTGCTCTTTCTTCATCGCATTGACCCCAGCGCCAAGAGCAGCACCATTGCTGCGATGAACGACACGACTGCCAGAGAGTCCAGGATGAAGGTCCTCATGACGCCACCTGAACCAGAATCACTGCGGCCACCCAGATGACCATCAAGGTGATCGTCAGTGTGAACCTGCGACGCTGGTGTGCGATGCGCTCATAGCGCTGGTACTGCGACTCGAATGCGATCAGACCATTGAAGTCTGACTTCGGACGATTGCGATTGTCCGGCGTGCTCGGATCGTAGTAGCGCTCCAGCTTGCCCTTCACGACGCGGCTGAACGTTTGCGGCTTCCTCTTCATCAGCGCACCGCCAACTGAGTGCGACCCTCGAACAGGTCCATGATGTTGTTATGGCTATCAAGATCTCCAGCCTTCTTTAGGCAATAACTTGCAGACACTGCGGCGAGCGCAACGTCATGATGTGTTCGTGCCTGGAATGCGCGGTGCTTGAGAACGATCGCAGCACGCGCCTGATCCTCGTTGGCTGGGTTCATGAGAATCCCATCTGCCATTGACGAGAGGATCGCTGTGAGCTGCTTGACTGTCCCCTGTGCGCTGTGTGCCTTTGTCATCTTTTTCTCCTCTATCAGGTCCAGCCGTTTGACTGGTTTCCTCCCTGATACGAGAACCATAGGATAACGGCGAGCAGCCGTCAAGCCCTTTGGGGTGAGTATTTTTTATGCAGGATGGATAGCCCCTGGGTGGGGAGGGACCACCCAGGGGAGCCGCCTAGGACGGCTGTGAAGAGTCCTCTAGGCTCAGGCTGACAAGGAGCCGAAGGCAGACGCCACAGAGCAGGACGTCGCCAGACTCCACCTCCCAGACCCTAGCCAGCATCTGGCAGATGTCGCAGCAGCCGAATGGCAGCCTGACTGCGACAGGCACGAGCTACTTCCTTGTGAGGCCGTAGGACGAGTTATCTCGGTCCAGCGCCTTGACCACGATGCCCAGCCCAGAGGCGAGACCGGCAGAGACGATGGTGCGGAAGTCGCCACCCTGAATGTCGAGCAGTGGGATACCGAGTCCGAGCGCCACCGAGATGCTCACGGTGAGGAAGGTCTTTACGAAGTCCAGGACGATCTCGTCCACCTGAGTGTTGTCTGCAATGTATTTGAGTCCGGCAAAGATGCGGTTCATGCCTTGTTCCT